TGGCTGCGAAATAGCCTATAAGGATATGCAGGTGGATCACCTTAAGCCGGTATATGTGCATGGTGAATATTTGGGTGATATGGATTCAGAGCAATTAAACGACATATCAAATTTTATCCCGGCATGTAGGCAGTGCAATTTGTATAAATCCACTTTTGAGCTGGAAGAGTTCCGGGAGCAGCTGAAGACTACGATGATGGAAAATCTCAGGAAGGATTTCCGCTACCGGCTGGCTGTGAAATATGGATTGATAGAAGAAAAAGAACATCCGATTGTATTTTATTTTGAAAAAATGGAGGAGATCTATGACAGGGAATGAAGCAGAAATCTTACTGAGGGATATGCAGGAGTATCGTGAATTAACAGATCGTGTGAAAGCTATTTACGGCGATCAGATGACTCTGAAAATTATGGTAGATGTGATGGAGAATGTTATCCGGGATCCGGGTTACAAACACCCAGTCATTGCAAGAATTTTGACATGTAACGAAGCTGTCATGTGGGATGAATATAGAAAAGTCGGAACACCAGAAGAATGCTTGCGGAATAAAGATTTCTTGGATTTCCTTTCGGACAAGATGGATCCTGACGATTTTGAGATGTATTTACGCATATATAATTCGCTTGACGAAAAAGGAGAAAGCCATGACGGAGAATGAAGCAATTAAAGCATGTAATACAATTGTTTACGCAGCATTATCAGGCATCCCAAGAGCGCCGCTTAACATGACCAAAAACGAACTTGCAGAAGCAATAAGGATGGCGGTCAAAGCGTTGGAAGAGGTAAGAGTACTTCAGGATCGCTTTGTAGATGTATCCCTTCAGCTGGGCGAATATATGGCAATCGGTACACTAGAAGAATGCCGGGAAGCGGTTACGAAGCAGATATCAAGACATCCGGTCGATAAAACGAAGCCAGATAGTGGATATGGAAATTATTATGAAAATGCTCGTGTAATAGTGTGCCCTAACTGCAATGGAAGATTAAAGTTGAAATCTAAAGGAAAATATTGCGATAAATGCGGGCAGAAACTAAGCTGGGAGGACGCATGATGTCACGAAATAAAGAAGAACGGGCAAGGATGGAGGGAATGGCGCAGACCCTCAGAATTGCCAAGACAAAAGGTGTCGAAGGACTTGAGGAAGAATTAAGGATGAGGAATATTGTTGATCTTCCGTGTGCCGTCAGCAAGTCTGCCATGAATGAATGCATTATGCGGATAAAGAACAACACAGTTGATACAGTTACTATTTTATCTGCATATATTCTTCATGAAAAGTTTGGGTTTGGGCGAACAAGACTAGACAGATTTATTCATGAATTTAATTTTCAAGCAGAATGCCTTATGGATGATTACTGTACATGGGAAGATCAGATCGAAGTTCTCCGGCAGGAATGCGGACTTAACCTTGAAATCAGGAAGAATGATAAGGATGTGAGAATTTGACAAAGGATTTTAGAAAAGTGTTTGCAATGAAAGCAGAGCGCGAAAAAAGAATTAAGAAAATTTGTCCAGATATCCCTGATTCCAGTGGAATATATGTATTTTACAGGATTGATGAAGCTGGAATCAGGAGAGCTTATTGCGGACAGGCAGTAAATCTGCTGGAAAGATGCGCGTCACATTTAGGAGAGTATGACCATATAGCATTAAGCCTTAAAAAACACGGATTTTACAGTAATGAGAATCCATACGGCTGGAAACTGGATTACAGGACATATCCTAAGTCAGAATTGGATGATAAGGAAGTTGAAACTATTAAATCGTTTGCGGATAAAGGCTTTCAAATGTATAACGTCACAGCTGGTAGCCAAGGGAAAGGAAAACAGGTAACAGGGCAGTATAAGCAGCCTAAGACGTACTCGCAGGGCGTACAACAGGGCAGAAAGAATATGGCTAGGGAATTATCGTCTATAGCAGAAAAACACCTTAAAATCGAGCTGAGAGCGGATAAGGCTAATAATAAAGTGTCACAGAAACAGTATGAGAAATTTATGGATTTATTGAAAGCGGGTGATGGTAATGTTGATTCCAAAAGTTAAAGCCAAAGAATTTGAAAAATTCGGATTTAAGAAGTGCAAGGGTGAATATGGCAAGAATGGTTGTTATTACCTTTGCGTTGCAAGAGGTGTAAAAATGCTTTTTGTGAGCAATGTGATTTTTGATGTTAATGATTGGATAGATAATGACCCAAGAATACATAAAGACGCAAATTGCAGATACAGAGACCGCAGGACATATCTTGATATTATTTATGAGCTAATCAAGGAAAATATGCTTGTAAGTGATTGTTTGAAAGAAGGTAGGAGTGAATGAGCGAAATTAAAGGCTATACAGCGGAAGAAATCGCACGAAATGCAAAGCAAAAACTTATTAGCGATTATGAATTTTGCAAGTGTAATTTAGCTGAAATCAGACGGCGTGAAAAAGAAATTGCAGATATAAGACTTGATTACAATTTAAAGATAATAAAGTACAGGATGAAAAGCGCAAACAGAGTTCTTGACTTCATAAGAAGTGAATATAGGGCAGGTAGAATTTGCGACCTTGAAACGCTATTGTGTCACTGTCAAAACAAGTTGAATGGCAATCTTGACGGAACAGAACTAGACCTTGATGAGCATTTAAGAGGAGTTTCCTTTAAGAAAGTTGGTAAAGATGACTAACAAAGACTATGACTGCCATTGTTGGAATGATTACCCCAACGAAATGCACAGATACAGAGGTCAAAAGCATTATAAGAATTGCAAATGAAAATGTGTTGATTGCTACGAATATGTTGGCAAGTCTAAGTTTGGAGCAACGCATTGTAGAAAGAAAGTGAGTGATTCGGAATGAAGATTTTAAGCAAGAAGAAATATAATAAACTTATTGAAGATTTTGAGAAATTGCAGGAAAAGGTCAAGGAACTTGAAAGGATAAACGAGAGTATCGGGAAAAAGTTGGAAGATAAAAAGACAAGCTACAAGCTGAATAGTGGAAAGAATTTCTGCTTTAAATGCAAAAACTCTTACAGATACAAGACATATTGGGGAGTGGCAGAAATCGAAACATGCGGTTGCTTGCTTGATGTGTCTTGCGAGAATTTTAAGAGAAAAGAAAGTGAGTGATTCAGTGTGATAACTGAAAGAAATGAATGTTGCGGTTGCGCTGTTCCGGCATATCCTTGCCTTGGAGATAGTTGTCCTAGAAGACATACAGCAGTGCTGATCTGCGACGAATGCGGGGATGAAGTAGAAAAATTATACAAAGTGGACGGAATGCAGTTATGTGGCAGATGTGCGCTTGTGGAACTGGAGGTTGTTGAATTATGAAGGTTACAGAAAGAGAAGCTATTGAATATCTGAATGGCAGGTATCTTATGGTTGGCGCACCTGCAAATCCGTCAAAAGAAGTATGCGAAAAACATAATGCAGTGTTAGAGCTGGCGATTAAAGCATTGAAGGAGCAGGAAAAACTGAAAAGAAAATATGTGACAAGAGAGCAGATAAATGAAATTGTTGCCTATATGAATGATGTGTGCGGAACATCATATAGACCAAACAACAAAGTAACCGAAAAACATATAAATGCCAGATTCGGAGAAAAGTATACCGTTGAGGATTTTAAAAAGGTTATCGACAAGAAAGCTTCGGAGTGGCTGGGGACTGATATGGAGAAGTTCTTGCGGCCTGAAACATTGTTTTGCAGCAAGTTCGAAGGATACTTAAACCAGATCAACACAGCGAAGCGCAAGAAAAGTCTTGCAGATGAATGGGGAAACAGTTAATGACGAGAGAAGAGACGCAGAAATTGCTTGCAATGGTTCAGGCTACATATCCGAATTATAACCCAATAGATAAGACAGCCTCCGTTAATGTATGGTTTGCTGTTCTGGTAGATTGCGATTGGAAGTTGGTTCAGACCGCATTTGTCGCATATGTTAGGGAGAATACAAGCGGTTTTGCTCCAGCTCCCGGTCAAATTATCGAAAAGATTCAATTGCTCACTAAACCAGAAGACCTGAACGAAATGGAAGCATGGGCGTTGGTGAGTAAGGCTATCAGAAGGAGTGCTTATAATAGCCGGGAGGAGTATGAGAAACTGCCAGAATCCGTGCAGAAAGCCGTAGGCTCCTCAAATCAGTTGTATGCTTGGGCAATGGATACAGAATACAATGAAAGTGTTGTGAGTAGCCATTTTGTCAGATGTTATCGAACAATTATTGAACGGGAGAATACGGTTGCGAAGATGCCGGAGAATATCAGAAAACTTATAGGACGGGTAAACAAGAAATTGGATGGAATAGAAAGTAATGCATATAGCATAGAAGAAAAATAAATATCGGAAGGAGTGAAGAGGTTTGTCCGGACAATAAAGCTGGCTTTACTCCGAGATAAAATGAAAAGCCAAAAGGAACGAAGTGCGGAACTATACAAAAGCAGAAAAGAAAGCGGTCTGTGTCCTAGATGTGGGAAAACGCTAGACAGAGATGGACATTATTGTTCTGAGTGTTTGGAAAAAGAAAGAGAATATCGCAGTGAAACAAAAAAATTTTGTAAGGAAAACGGAATTTGTCCGGTCTGCCATAAAGAAAAGTTGTATGGAGACGAGAAACAATGCATATTATGCAGAGAGTATCACTGGGAGTATGGCATAAAAAATCCACCAACCGATCAGCAGAAAGAAAAGTACAGAAACCGTTTTCGTGAGACACAAAAAAAATTATATGCAGAAAGAGTATCGAATGGTATATGCACCAGATGCGGAAAACTAAAAGTAGTTCCAGGAAGAAAAAAGTGTGGAATCTGCCTTGAAAAAGACATGATTTCGCGCAGAAACAGGAGGGCTTATGAGGTCGAACTTCAACAGACTAAGTAAGCCGGAAGTTGATTTTTTGTTAGATAACTGTAATTTTTCGGAAGATGAAATCATACTATTTAAAATGGCAAGTGCTGGAAGCAGCGATGTTCAGATTGCGGAGAAACTGTGCATGTGCGTTTCCAGCATTACCAAGAAGAAAAAAATAGTCAGACGTAAAATAAAAGAGTTTTTGGAGGTATCTGGCAATATGACTACAATCTATGTCAATGGTAAGCGTGTGACAAAAGAAGAACTCAAAAACAATGAAATTCAGATAGAGTCAGTAAAAAAAATACTGTCAGAGAAATTGACGAAAAGTAAATAGAATTGTAGAATATGGCTAGAATAAAAACTAGCCATTTCTTTTAGGAGGAATGGCATATGAGAAAACTTAATGTCGCGTATCTAAGAGTATCTACAGAAGCTCAGACTGAAAAGTACGGATTAGATGTGCAAAAACAAAAAATATTGGATCATTGTGAAAAAAAGGGAGTGGTAATAGACAAATGGTATATTGACGGCGGATATAGTGGAAGTAAACTTGACCGACCGAAAATTCAAGAATTATTGGATGATGCAGAAAAAGGATTGATAGGGACTGTTTTTATTTATAAGCTGGACAGGATGAGCCGAGATGTAATTGATACTCTTAATTTATTTTATAAGGTATTACCCAAGTATGGGGTTAAGGTCGTATCAATGACAGAAGATTTGCGGACAGAAAAACCTATGGATCGAGTCATGCTTACAATGAATGCCGCGATGAACCAGTATGAGCGTGAAGTTATTCGAATGAGAATGTCTGCAGGAATGTTGGAGCGCGTAAAAAAGGGACTCTGGATGGGCGGAGGACGCATTCCATGGGGATATTACTATGACAGAAACGACGGCATACTTCATGTAGATGAAGAACAGGCTAAAATGGTGCGGAACGCATACAAACTTTATCTGGAAGGATATTCGTGCGACAAGATAGCCACTATGCTTGGATTCCGCGGCGAGCGAATTGTTACGCAGATATTGAAAAGGAAATCAAATATAGGTCTTATAGAGTACAAAGGAAATGTATATCAAGGGAAGCATGAACCTATTGTTGATGAAAAATTGTTTTGGGATGTTCAAGATGCAA